GAACTGGTAAGACTACATTAGCAAAAATTATTGCAAATAACGTAGATGCAGACTTAATGTATATTAATGCATCTGATGAAAACTCAGTAGACGCAGTAAGAGATAAAATAAAAAGATACGCATCTACAGTAGGATTTAAAAGATGGAAAATTGTTATACTAGATGAAGCTGATTATCTTACTCCTAATGCTCAAGCAGCTCTGAGAAATTTAATGGAAACATATAGTAAGACTACTCGATTTATATTAACATGTAATTATGTAGAAAAGATTATAGATCCAATTCAGAGTAGATGCCAGACATTTGCAATCACACCACCAAATAAAACTGATGTAGCAAAGCGATTGGTTACTGTATTAGATGAAAAGAACGTGTCATATGATGTTCAGGATATTGCAGCAATTATTAATGCGTCATATCCAGATATTCGAAGAGCAATTAATGCAGCCCAAGCATCAGTAGTGGATGGTACTTTGCAATTAGATAAAGCAAGTGCTATACAGGCAAATTATATGACTGAAGTATTGGAAATGCTTAAAAATGCTAAAGATAAAAAATCAACTTTTAATAAAGTAAGGCAATGTATTGCAGATAGTAAAGTAAGAGATTTTACACCGCTATATACATTTCTATATGATAATCTAGAAGAATTTGCGACAGGGCATATTGCGGCAATGATATTGATTATTGCAGAAGCTCAATTTAAAGACGCAACTGTAGTTGATAAAGAAATAAACATAATGGCAATGTTTGTTAATATTATGAATGAATTATAAAGAATATCAATGAATCAACATAATCCAAATATTAAACCAACTGATATGCAACCTATTGTTTGCAAAGAATGTGAATGTATATATTTTCGACAAGTAATGGCAATTAATAAAGTTTCAAAATTCTTAACAGGTCAAGACAAAGATACCATGGTACCAGTACCAGTATTTAGATGCGATGATTGTGGGGCAATACCAGAAGAGTTTCAACCAGTAAAGATAAAGAAAAATGACAAGTAAATTTGAAATTGGCGACAAAGCCATAAAACCAAAAGGATACAAATTTCCATGTACTATAGTATCAGTATTTACCACAGTTAAGGGAGATATTCGTGTTGTAGGAGAAATGGATGAATTTGGTTTATTACATATATTTAACGAGAATCAATTAGAATTAACAAAATAACTTATATATGGCAGAAAAGATTTTAAAAGGTAACATTACTATTGTGTTTAAGACATCAAATCGTAGCAATGCTCGAGTAAAGATGAAAACATATAAAAAGAAGAGTATTGATGATATTTTAACTGCAAAAAAATTGGTTGGAGTCCCAGAAAATGCTATAATATTAGAAATGGGAATGGGTAGTAATTTTGAAGCACAATTTAAACGAAAATATAAATTATAATGGCTAGTATATTTGATTTTATAAATGGGATAACCAATAAAAAGAAAACGTGGGAAGAATGGACGGAACCAGAACAAAAGAAGTTTGCCCCATTTATTGTGAATAGGTGGTTGTCAATGCGAATGGAACTAACTGATTTAGTTAATGAATTACAGTGTTATACAATTGGACAATTAAAACCAAGAGATACTTATAAATTATATCACGACTTATTGCCAAATAATAAAGCATTTGCAAAATACATAAAAGGCAAGAAATCTGATAAGTATGACGTTAATTTAATACAACAATTTGCAGAACATTATCAGATAAGTAAATCTGAGGTAACTGATTATCTAGATTTAATGGATAAAGAAAGTTGCGATCGTATATTATCATTGTATGGGTATAATAGTGCAGAAAAAAAGAAATTATTAAAAGGAATAAAATGAAATTAAAAGAAATACCATTTGCTCATACACAGCAACATTACATAGGTAAAGATAGTCTATATAAATTTGCAACAGAATGGGAACTTAATGCGTATGAATTTGATATCATTAAACGCATTGTAAGATGTCGACACAAAGGCAACTTCGAATCCGATCTAAATAAAACTAAAGACGTAATTGATATATATCTTAATGAGTTTAATTAGGTTATTAGCAATATTTTTCTTATATTAATAATAAAAGAAGTAATATGGCAAATCACGTATCCACATTTATTAGTATTGAAGGTTCGTCTGATATTATATTGTATCTTAAGAAATTTATAGTTAAAGGTATATTTGATGATATAACATGGGATCAGCTAGAAAATTTGACGACGTTAAATCTGTATTCATTATTATATGAGGATTGGCCTACTGAAGATAATACTCCTAGCTGGCCAGACCGAGAGTATATGATAAATAATATAAGTGCAAAGTGGTGTTATCTGCAAACATATTATTTTCACGAAAGTAATGAAATTTTAGAATTAACTTTTGAATCCGCATGGGATGCCCCAGAAAGTTTAATTTATCGATTAGTAGATCATATTAATTATAAATTTAAAGATTCTGAATTTGAAATGATTATAACATCTGAAGATGAGGGATACAACCATGTGTCTGGAGGGTATGCAAATCAATTTGGTTGTGAATTTTATTGTGATCATGATCCACCATTTGAATATCCGGATCCAGACAATTTTGATGATGCAGAACACGATCAAGCAGTTGACGACTTTTATCAAGAAGTAGAAGATCATAAAATGAAACTCCTATTAGACGCGAAAGAAGAAATTAAATTGTACCCGTAAATAAATAAAATGAATAAAGAAGGTAATTATATTAATCCAGTTTATCGATTAGCAGTGCGAGATGCTAATTCTGTTCCTAGACGAATTTCATATTCGCAGTGGTCAATGTATGAAAAATGTCCATTAAATTGGAAGTTAGCATACATCGATCGTCTAGCACCATTTACGGCGTCTATCGATACTGTTTTTGGAACTGCATTTCACGAAACACTCCAGCATTTTTTAACGGTTATGTATACTGAGTCTGTAAAAAAAGCAGACGCAATAGACTTACCAGAATTATTAATGGAGAATCTTAAGATTGAATATAGTAAATGCGTAAAAGAACGAGACGGCGAGCATTTTTCAACCCCATTACAATTAGCAGAATATCATGAAGATGGTATTGCTATACTAGACTGGTTTAAGAAGCGCAGAGGACAATATTTTTCTAGTCGTGATTATGAGTTATTAGGAATAGAGATGGAATTATGTACTCAAGCATCACAAAAGAATTCATCAGTATATTGGTATGGATTTATGGATTTAGTTTTACGACATAAACCTACTAATACTATAGAAATTTTTGATATTAAGACTAGCAGAATGGGTTGGAATAAATATCAAAAAGAAGACCCACTAAAGTCCGCTCAGTTAGTTACATATAAAACATACTTCTCAGAACAATATGGTGTTCCTATAGAAAACATTAATGTAGAATTTTTTATAGTTAAAAGAAAGTTAATAGAGAATTCAATGTTTCCTCAAAAACGGGTTCAGCAGCATCAACCATCATCCGGAACGGTTACTCAAAGAAAAATACAAAAACGTATAGATGAATTTATAGAAACATGTTTTGATGTGGATGGCAATAAAAATGAAGAACGACAATATTTAGCACTAGCAGGAAAAGGTGCGAAACATTGTAAATGGTGTCCGTTTAAAACTGATTATGTAAATTGTCCCAAAGAAAATAGGATTCGAGAATAGTTTTTTATATTATATAATATATGTATAAACCACATAAACATAAACACGTATATGTATATGATTTTGTTTTGAATAGACATAAATCACATAGTATTGGATATATAAAGTGCAAATATACTTTGTGTACTGATATTACTGGGCCGAATAGCAAACAGAATAGAAAATTATTAGAAATTGGTTTGCGAGTAGCATATAATCATTATCCAAAAACAGTTAAGTTTGCATATGAAAAATACGACTAAAGTTGCAGTTATAGGAAACAAGAATTGGCAGAATCGGCGTAAGGTCCAAGAAACACTGAATGGATTAAAAAGTAAATTTGAAGAAGTTATAATTGTTGGAGCTGGTGGTAATGAAGGTGCTAATAGTATGATTAGAAAATATGCATTAGAATTTGGAATGGACTACAAAGAATATAATCCGTCATATTCAGGTTATAATCTATATTCTGCTATGCCTAAAACATATTATGGTAAATCATATCATTTTAGTCAATTACATCATAGAATGAAACTCATAGCACAAAATTGTGATTATATGATTATAATGACAAATGAATCCATTATGGATCCATTTTTAAAAACAGCATATAGTAATATTAATAAACAAAATAAACCGGTAGTTTTACTAGGTTGATATATTTATATAAAAGTTATAAGGAAAATAAATGAAGTTACCAAAGTTACAAGCAGTAGACATTAACACCCCTAAAAAGAAAAAAATACTATTATTATCTGATGATTTTAGATTACCAAGTGGTATTGGAACTATTAGTCGCGAAATTATTTTAAAAACAGTACATCATTATGATTGGATACAATTAGGTGCTGCACTACAACACCCCGAGCATGGAAAAGCACAAGACGTATCAAATCAGATTCAACAAGAAACTGGAGTAGTCGATGCCAATGTAAAAGTTATTCCATGGACTGGGTATGGTGATCGAAACGTATTATTTTCTATAATTAACCAAGAAAAGCCAGATGTAATTTTACACTTTACAGATCCTAGATATTGGACATGGTTATATTCATTAGAACATGAGATTAAAACCACATATGGAATTCCAATAGCATATTATTCAATTTGGGATGATCTCCCGTATCCAATGTGGAACGCACCATATTACGGTAGTTGTGATTTGATTATGGGAATCAGTAAGCAATCAGATAATATCCATAGAGAAGTTCTTAAACAGAACGGTTTTGGGGTATGTGATTATGATAAAACAACTAAAGCAAAAAATAATGACATTATTACTGGATATGTGCCACATGGTTTAGATCATAACATATATAAACCACTTCCAGGCAATGATCCAGCATATCTCAAAATATTAGAACAAATAAAAACTAAGAATGATGCTGAATTTGTATTGTTTTGGAATAACAGAAATATTAGAAGAAAACAACCTGCAGATGTAATTTTATCATTTAAATTGTTTAATGATATGTTACCAGAAGAAGAACGATCCAAAACAATGTTATTAATGCATACAGCAGCAGTTGACACAAATGGAACAGACTTAAGAGCAGTAGCAAAACACATTGCCCCAAATTGTAAAATTGTATTTTCCGAAGCAAAACTTTCAATACAAGATCTTAACGCAGTATATAACTCAGTAGATGTAGTAATTAATATAGCCAGCAATGAAGGATGGGGATTGAGTAGTACAGAAGCATTATTATCTGGAACACCTATTATAAATAATGTAACCGGTGGATTGCAAGATCAATGTGGATTTAGAGATGAGCATGGGAAATTAATTGAATTTACTAAAGACTTTCCAACTAATCATAAAGCAAAATATACCGATCATGGAGTATGGGTGAAGCCAATATTTCCTAGTAATAGATCGATACAGGGATCTGTAGCAACTCCATTTATATTTGACGACCGAGTTCAATCAGAACATGTAGCAACTGCAATATATGATTGGTATATTACTACACCGGAACAGAGAACCGCCTCTGGATTAGCAGGAAGAGAATTTTGTTTAGAGAATGGATTAACTTCCGAGCAAATGGGTAATAAAATGATTGAAATGATGGATACGTTAATAAGTCGACCAGTAACACGTCCTAGATACACATTTAACAAAGTAGAAGAAAAACAATACGAAAATATAGGAATAGCATAATGAGAAAAGTAGTTATATCATCACCAGTAGCAACACAATCTGGTTACGGACACCATGCCCGAGAAATTATTAAACAGTTTATAGATAAAAAAAGCAAAGAATGGGAAATCAACCTACTGTCAATGCCATGGGGCAATACACCATTTACATATCCTATATCAAGTGATTGGAAACAGCGGTTTATCGGATTACCATTACAGACTAAACCAGATATTTGGGTACAGATAACAGTACCCAATGAATTTCAAGCAGTTGGTCAATATAATATAGGAGTAACTGCCGGCACAGAAGGAAGCGTTTGTAATCCGGAGTGGATTGACCGAATCAATCAAATGCAATTAATAATTGTACCGAGTGAATTTACAAAGAAAACGTTTGAAGATACCGCAACACAATCAGGCAAACCTATAACAACAAATATTCAAGTTATTTCAGAATATTTTGATGATACTGTATATAGCAATAAAAACGTAACAACATCAATACCAGCATTAGATTCGATTAAAGAAAAGAATGCATTCTTAATGTGTGGTCATTGGCTACAAGGTAATTTAGGTGAAGATCGAAAAAATATTAGTGGTGCATTGCATTGTTTTTTTACGGCTTTCAAAGACAAACAAAGATCTACACAACCCGCATTAGTATTAAAAACTAGCGGTGCAACGTATAGTGTCACCGATCGTTGGGAAATTGAAAAAAGGATAGAACAAGTCCGAAACATGTTTGGAACTGAAATACATAAATTACCACCAGTTTATTTGTTACATGGTGATTTGACTAATGCTGAAATGAATGCATTATATAATCATCCTAAGATTAAAGCAATGGTGTCATTTACTAAAGCAGAAGGATTTGGTAGACCTCTACTAGAATTTGCATCAACCGGTAAACCCATTATGGCACCACATTATTCCGGCCAGGCAGACTTCTTGAAAAAGGAATTCATATGTGCATTACCAGGTACTTTAACAAATATACATGAATCAGCAGCAAATGACTTTCTTTTAAAAGAAGCACAATGGTTTACAGTTGATTATGGATATGTAGTAGGTGCATTAAAAGATGTTACTAAAAGCTATAAAAATTATTTAGGTAATGCAAAGGAACAATTAAAATATAGTAAAGAAAATTTTAGTCTAGATAAAATGAATAAATTATTTGTATCAATAATAGATGAAGTGTTAGAGGGAGTACCGCAAGAAGCACAACTAAAATTGCCTAAACTTAAAAAAGTAGATGTAACTAATACACCAAAATTAAAATTACCTAAACTTAAAAAAATGACATCAGTATGATAAGTTATGCAACATTAGTACATAATGAACGAGATGAGATAGAACGATTATTAGAATATCTATTAAAACATATGAACTCATCCGATGAAATAGTAGTAATGTTAGATTCTGAGAATGTTACTAAGGGAGTTAGAGATTATGTAGAAAATTTTGTAATGTCTAATAATACAGAACATGAGATAGTTTTATGTTCACATCCATTAAAAAAGAATTTTGCAAAACATAAAAATTATTTGTCTAGCCAGTGTTCTAAAGAATGGATATTTCTTATAGATGCAGATTAATATCCAGATAACTACTTAATGGAGAGTTTACCATTTATTATAGATTCAAATCCAGAAGTGGAAGCATATTGGGTACCACGTATTAATGAAGTTGATGGCATTACTAGTAAACATATGTCAATGTGGGGCTGGAATGCAAATGATAGAGGATGGATCAACTTCCCAGATTATCAAATGAGATTATATAAAAATGATATTGGTATACAATGGGAAAGACCGGTACATGAACTATTAGTTGGATTTAAACAATTTGCAACTTTGCCGGCAAACGAAGAATATAGTCTATGGCATCCTAAAGATATAAAGAGACAGCAAGATCAGAACGAATTATATAGTATGATATGAAAAATATAAAAAAATTAATAATATCACCACATGTTGACGATGACGTATTAGGATGTGGTGGAATATTAGATAAGAATACATTTGTACTTTATTGTGGACTTAACGAGTCTGATTTTCCAGATGGCATCAATCGTCCTAGTTTACAGACTAGAATATTAGAAGCAGATTTAGTAGCTTCTTTCTGTAAACATAAATATAAAATATTAGAAAACAAAGTAAATCATTATGAAATAACAGACTTAGTTAGTTCATTTGAACAAACTATCAACGAATTACAGCCAGAAGAAATTTATATACCATATCCTTCATATAACCAAGATCATAGGACAGTATATGAAGCAGTATTAACTGCACTACGTCCACATGATAAAAACTTCTTTGTAAAAAAGGTATTAGTTTATGAACAACCGCATGTATTCCTTTGGGACTTCAGTCATAATATTAATGGAAAATTTATTCCAAATTATTTTAAGCCAATTGATATTGATTATAAGATAAAGGCATACGAATGTATGAAGACTCAGGTCAGAAGTTTTAGGAGTCCATCTATGTTAAAATCTTTGTCCGAGTTGAGGGGCTCACAAAGTAATTGTAATTTTGCTGAAGCATTTCAGATAATACGATGGGTTTCATGAAAATATGGATATGTGCATATAGACCATGGGCATTAGAAGTGTTCGAAGATGTTAATACTAACATAAATAATGTAGAATTAATCGAAACGAAGTTAGAATTTGATCGTTCATTACGTTTATTTAGTAAAAACGATATTTTATTTTTTATAGGATGGAGTTGGATAATATCAGATAACATTGTAAATAAATTTAATTGCATTTGTATGCATCCGTCTCCATTACCTAAATATCGTGGCGGTAGCCCTATACAAAATCAAATAATCAATGGCGAGTCGATTAGCGCAGTTACATTTTTTAGAATGACAGAAAAATTAGATGCAGGTAATATATTATGGCAACGTGTATTTTCTTTAAAGGATAATTTAAATGATATAAATTTTCGTGTAAAAGCTTTGACTTTGTCAGGAATTTTTGATATATTAAACAATAATTATGATGAATATGCACAACTTGAATCTAATGTTACATATTTTAAGCGAAGGACGCCTAGCCAGAGTGAAATATCAATTAATGAAATTAATACAAGTGGAGCAAAACAATTACATGATAAAGTTAGATGTTTACAGGATCCATATCCTAATGCATTTATTGTTTGTGCTGACGGGAAAAAATTATATATAAAGTTAACAGATTATGAAAAATAAAGGAAATATGAAAGATAAAAAAATATTAATCACCGGTGGCCTAGGGTTTTTAGGCTCATATACAATAGAAAAATATAAAAAACAAGGATGTGATATAACCATTATTGATAATTTATCAACTAATACTATTAAGCCGGAAGATCCTATCTGCGACGGATGTAATGTTATTATTAAAGATATTTTAGATTATAAATGGCCATCTGACGAAAGTTATGATATGATAATACATTTAGCTAGTCCAGTAGGACCAGCAGGCATACTACAACATTCCGGTAAAATGGCTCGTTATATTTTAGATGATATATATTGGGCAATAGAAGGTGCGCAATTATATGATTGTCCATTAATATTTGTTAGTACATCTGAAATATATGGCTATAGAGATAAAGCAGTCATGTTACAAGAACATGAAGACAAATTATTAGTAGGTGACTTTAAAGTACGTAATGAATATTCTATGGCTAAGTTATTATGTGAAATAGTAATTAGTAATACAGCAAAAGTATCAAACTTAAAATATCAAATCATACGACCATTTAATATTAGCGGAGCAAAACAATTACCAGATGCTGGATTTGTATTACCTAGATTTGTTACTCAGGCATTATCTGGAGAAGATATAACAGTGTTTGGTGATGGAAAACAGGTAAGGGCATTTACATATGTTAAAGATATTATTGATGGAATATATCTAACATCAATACATGATAAAAATGATATATGGAATATTGGAAATCCAATTAATAAAGTTACGATTAATTATTTAGCGGAAAGAGTTAAGGAATTGACTAATTCGTCATCTAAAATTATACATATAGATCCTAAAACAATTTATGGCCCATTATATGCAGAAGCATGGGATAAAATTCCAGATCCTAAAAAAATACAGTCAGAATTAGATTGGAAAGTTACAAAATCTGTTGATGAGATAATATTAAATGTTATTGAATTTTGGAAAGATAAATGAGTGACTGGCTATCAAAATATGTTGATTTCAAAGTTCTTATCAATTTAGAGGAGAGGATTGATAGATATGATGAAACGATGCTAGAATTTGAAAAAATAGGAATATCGGACATATATCATTTTCCGGCGGTAAAACATCGACTAGGAATAAGCGGTTGTACTAGGTCACACTATGAAATAATTAAAATGGCAAGAGCTAATAATTATAAAAATGTATTAATATTCGAAGATGATGTTTATTTCACCGGAACACTAACATCAATAAAAGAAAATTTATTATCATGCTTTGAACAGATAGAAACTCATAATATATCACCTGACTTTTTATACTTAGGTGGCCGTCTGACGACTCCACCTGACGGCAATTTTCATAAAAGTACGATGCAATACCATAGTAAAATAGATTCTAACTTATATGAATTAGGGGGTTGTAAGACGACTCATGCATATATAATATTTGAATCTGTTTATGATAAAATTATCTCCGAATTTGAAAATATAGATTGGGATGATATTAATGTATGGCAGGGTAATAATAGAATGAATATTGACTATTGGTATTTATCTAGATTATTTCATGATGGATATAGTAAACATGATAATATAAATCATAGAAAGTTTACACCATATGGCGTATAT